CGAAAGGTACCATGCTCGGTGCCTACTTCGCTGTGGTTGAGTGGGTTGACAAGATCCAGAGCACCAAGGTGTCGAAGGTCAGGCCCAATGAGTTCGATGCCAGGATACACCGGCTGCTGGAAGGCAGCGGGGCTGAGCAGAAGGCAACAGCATACGCCTTCGCTCTTGACATGGTGGACAAGCTGAAGGATGTCAACATCTTCGGCAACAACGAGGCGTAGCATGAGGCTGGTAGTAACGGACGACGATGGAGAAGAGATCGGTGTGCTAACAGCCGTCGAACTCTACGACCTAGGTAATAGATACTGGTCTGACCGAGTGGTGGACTGGATAGAAGAAACGATCAACGAGGAGAAGTAACAATGGGTACAACAGGACAGGAAATCTGCCACCAAAACGTGAGCGAGATCCTTGACATCGTGTACAGACTAGGGCCTGAGTTTGCCACGATGATCTGGGGGCCTCCCGGTATCGGCAAGACGGAGGCAACCAAGGCGATCTTCTCAAGGGAGGAAGATCCGCATGAGATTGTACTGGTACTGGCTGGCTGCTCGGAGCCCACTGACATCAGTGGTGTGCCGTTTGAGTACAAGCACAAGGGTGAGGCTGTGGCTACTCGCATCCTCGCTCCCATCTGGGCGTACCATGCCAGCACCGAGGCACCCCCGGAGTACTTGAAGAAGAAGATGGTCATCTTCTTTGATGACATCGTGACCGGGCATGAGCAGACACAGGCTGCTTGCTTCAAGGTGTTCGGTGAGAAGAAAGTAGGGAACCTTCAGCTCCGTGATAACGTCTATATCATAGCTGCGGGCAACAGGGTGGAGGATAAGTCGGCTGCGTTTGAGATGCCGATGGCCCTCGCCAACAGGATGAAGCACTACTACGCCAAGACGGACGTAGATTCATGGTTGGAATGGGCGGTCAACTCTCACATCAACCCTCTGATTACTGCCTTCATTCGGAGACAGCCTCAGAACCTGAACACCTTTGCTGATGTGGTCAAGCTGGCGTCAGCGGAGAAGGCGTTTGCTACGCCGAGGACATGGGAGATGATGAGCAAGGCCATGTACAAGATGGATCCAAAGGGTGGTATCCAAGGTGACTGGCTCTACAAGACAGCCGTTGGGTGCATCGGATCGGGCATCGGGATTGAGTTCTCTGCCTTCGCCAACAACACGACGAAGCTGATCGCTCCCGAGGATATCATCAAGGATCCGGCCAAGGCACCGATCCCGCCCAAGACAGAGGTGGACGTACTGTACGCCACGATCTCTGCGCTTGAGCATCACATCAACATCGAGGAGAACTGGTGCAAGTGGGACAAGGCACTACAGTATGTGCTGCGCCCCGAGCTGGAGTCGGAGTTCGGTCTGCTCATCGCTAAGATGGCAACCATCATCGCACTCAGCAAGCTGAGTGAAGAGGACAGGGTGAAGGCAGCTCAGAACAAGTGGTTCAAGGAGATGTACACCAAGTACGGCAGCTACCTTGCCAACAGTGGGGCGTAACATGGCCTGCTACGTGACGCTGTACCATCAGGTAGCATGGTCCGAAGGCGAGGTAGTCTTTGACAAAGAGGAATGGGTTGTGGTCCGAGGTACAACTGGCTTGCATGGTGTCTGGCATAGGCACGATGACAAGTACGGTGGTGGTCGCAACGGGCCTCCGTATCTGGCTAGGTGTAGCCCTACTCACTGTCAAGACTGTCCCGATGCACCCATACCCAAGGAGTTGGAAGGGTTCAACAACCTGTTGAACTGGAAGGTGAAGCTAGATGGTACGACACACCAGTAGCACTAAGTATCCCAGATCAGGTGATGTCCTCCTTGCAACAGAGGATGGCTTCATGCTGATGCAACGAGAGAGAGATGGGCAGAGTGGGTACTGGTACCTGATCTATCACAACCACTATGAAGGCGACCTTGGTGAAGAGAGCTGGAGCCTGTCACCTATGATGTCACCGATTGACAGAGGAGGCGAAGCCACAGGGTACAAGTGCATGACTTGTAGTACACCCATACATGAGGGCTTGGAGTTCCTTATGAAGATGCTGTATTGGGAGCAATCACAATGAAGAAGATTGATACACAAGACCCGAGAGAGAAGCTGACTAAGGCTAGGATGCAGCTACTCATGGCGTTCCCCTTCTTTGGGGAGCTGGTCATGCGTATGGTATTCCATGAGTCCAAGACAGCAGGGGTGGGCACCACCTGTGTTGACCACAAGGGCAACATGTGGTACCACCCTGATTGGATACGAAAGATGACCTCGACCCAAGAGGTCATGTTCGAGCTGGCCCATGAGGTGATGCACCTCGTTCAGCGATGCACCGTGCGCTTCCCCAACGGAGGCAATCATCAGATATGGAACATCGCTGCTGACATCAAGGTGGATAGCATCCTCGTTGATGCAGGGCTAAAGCAATCTGAAGTGAGTAAGAAGAACATCACCGATGAGATCATGGAAAAGTACAAGGGCTTGACCACGGAGCAGATATACTACAGCATGATCCAGAACCCAGAGGAACAGAAAGCCTTTGGTAGCTCACCACACCCTGATGGTGAGGGTGGTGAAGGCCCCGATGTCAAGCCGGGTAGCCAAGCAGGTGAGCGTGGCTGTACGTCGGGTGCTTTGCACGGTGAGAAGGTAGACGCTGAGACAGTGGAGAAGTGGAAGCAACACGTCATCGCTGCTGCCATCAACGCAAAGAACAGGGGTAAGTGCCCCGGTTTCGCTGATGATTTCTTGGCTGACATACGCAGGCCCAGCGTGACATGGAAGGAGTACCTCCGAAGGCAGGCAACCTCGATGTTCCGTGGTAGATACAGCTACCATCGCAACAACAGGCGGTCCCGTGCCATTGGTATGAAGCTCCCTTCAAGGACACGCAGCCCCAATGGTGCCATCATAATGATCGACACCTCTGGGTCTATCAGTGATGACAACTTGTCGCAGTTCGTGTCAGAGTGTTCGGGTATCCTACGTGAGACAGGGTGCCAGTTCCTCAAGATATTCTTCCATGATGTTGAGTGCTACCACATTGAGGAGTACGACCTCAACACCATCAAGAAGATCAAGGCCACACGGGGTGGCACCTCACACATTGATGTCTTTGAGAAGGTGGAAGAGAGCCGAGACAAAGTAGGCATGGTGATCGCCTTCACTGACCTAGAGACATCGTTCCCTACGATACCGCCTGACTTCCCGGTACTCTGGGCCGTCCCTCCTGGGTATGAGAACCATAGCATACCCTTCGGAACGATAGTCAAGGTGGACCTGACAAATTGAATGGCAAAGAGATGGTCACGTTGAAGATAACAGCAGGAAAGGACGATGACTCCCGAGTGATGGATACATCTACCTATGTGTACAACACGATACTGCTTGATGAGGGTGACTGGCAGCTACGAGCAGTAGGTGAGTATCTCCGCTCCGCAGGGAATGGGTGGCAATCAGTGATACTACATGCCTGTGACCTAGCAGGCTCACCTTACTGGATGCTGCTGGAGTATCATACCACACCTACATTGTGCTTGTACTGTAGTGACCCCATCCCCGATGGAATCGTGGCGCTGTTCAAGTTCCACAACGACAGGTGCATAAGATGAAGAAGTGTAGTAAGCATCGACACCATTGTGTCAAGGGTAGTAGCGATAGAGGGCAAGAAGTAATAGACATCACCAAATGTTTCGATGAGGTGTTTAAGACTAGGAACTGGCGGATAGTACAAGTGAAAGGAGAAGAGAATGAGCCAGCGCCGGAAGGTCCGAGTATGTACCATGTACCATGCAAGTACATGACTCACATCCTGCATAGGGAGGCACCACTTTGCGTTGGTTGCTGTGTAGTCATCCCGTCAAAGATTCAAGTGGTGTACTCCCTAATGAACTTCAAACGAGGTGACGATTCGGGGTACTTTAGATGATAGACAAAGAAAGGGAAATAGGTACAACAGGGGAGATTCTTCAAGTCGATGATGACTGGCAGATAGAGGATCACGAGAATGACAATGGGCCTGTGATACTACACGTTAAGTGTGGGACCTACCTCTGTGACCTGAACCGCAAGTACCCTATGTGCCGTAGTACTGGTTGTGGTGCTAGGGTGCCACCCAGCATGATCTCAGGGTTCACGATGATGAACTGGGACAAGGCAGATGACAGTGAGTACTTCGTACCGCTGTGCTCTGAGGTCAAAGACTTCATATACAACGGGTACTTGCACATGGAGTTGCGTAAGCTCCCGAACCACCCCATCATCACTGAAGATCAGATAGCCACAGCAATAGAGGGTTGACAGGAGATAAACCGTGAGTAAATATAGCGACTGGTTCCAAATGGATGAAGAGATCACCCACTTCTGCGGAGGTACTGAAGACGAGAAGAAGATGAACAAGCCCAAGGAAACACAGGTAGCAACAACCAAATGGTTCAACCCTACCGCCTTGGATGAAGAAACCAAGGTACATAAATGCAAGGCGTGTGAGGCTGAGCATCAGCCGGGTGATCCATTGACAATCTTGGGAGGCAAGTAGCATGGCTACGAAATGGAACACGGTCAAATTCATACAAGCATGGGCTCACGGCACCCTAAATAGGAAGAGGGTACATGGGACGTACCGTGTGCTGGATGGTGACCACTGTAAGATACTGGTCAGGGCCTCTACCAATTACGGTAGACCTGAGGGTAGCACACTGATCGGTATTAACTTGAGTACCGAAGAGCACAAGGCGTGCTTCTTCCATCATTACAACACCAACGCTTTCACCTACAGGATGACCAAGGATTTGGACGTGTACAATGCACCCAAGCTGCCTAGTGATGTACTGAACGGTGATGACCATGCTATCTTGGATTCAGGTATCATTGATACCGATGATGAAATGATACTCATCGAGCTAGGTGATAAACCATACCTGCTGCATAGGAAGCTCAACGAGAGCGGGAACCGAGTGAGATGGGAGGGACAGCCTAAGTTCGAAGCACTGGATAAGATACCCAAACGAGTGGCTTCTATCAAGGAAGCACAAGAACTGGTGAAAGAACCCACAGATATGACACAGCTATGTCATGCGTGGTGGGCTGAGAAGCAGCCTGACACCTTCAAACCCCCTAACCTAGAAGACGAGTACATCAAGGCACTCAGCAAACCAATCAATCCACTTGACTATGGATTCGGTCTAGATGATTGCGTTATAACTGAGTCGTCGTATGGTGATACCAAGTTGGGTATGCTAGTACCCGGTGCGACTCTTCTTGAAGCGCCGCTCAGCCAGCAAGCTAGGGACTACATCATCGCTAGAGATTGCTGGAACCTAGCGTGTGAGAAAGTCAAGATACGCACGCCATTGGAGTACAAGAAACTGTCCACCAAGAAAAGCAGGTACTCATACCACAGTCAAAGCAACGACAGGGTAGGCTACATCGTCTGTACTACGGCAGGTGTATTCATCAAAGGTGTGGTACACGGCACGGAAAACTGGGAGGATAAGACTCGGTTGGATAATTGGCATAGGCTATATGCCCAGGTCAACAGGATCAAACTATGAGCAGCCCTCCGTATAACCAATACGACCACCCCTTTGGTAGTCACAAGAACTACAAGCAGCGACTGTATGAGGAGGTAGGACGCAACCAAGTATATCTCACCGAGTTGGAAGAGATCCAACTGCTCGATGATTATGCAACAGCACGGACAAGTCTACGCTTGTACATCTTGTCCAAAGGAAAGTGCAGACGATGGTACGTTGACCTGCTCATGGAGACACAGGCAGCAGGTAGATCCATAGCCAAGCTGCACGCTAGCTTCAACCCAAGGGTGAAGGGACTCAGCACCATCCTTGAGGCTAAGTTGAAGAAGCAGATCAAGGTGATGTGTGAAGGGGTTGATCCGTGGAAGCATCCAGCCAGCAGCATGGTTGGTCAGTGTTTCATCTTTGAGATGAATCCATCTGAGTACTGCTACTCTGAGATGGAGAAGCTGATGCCTCGCACCAAGATCCTCGCCAAGTTGCAAGCTAAGGTAGCAAAGATAGAGGACACGCTGGTCCGCTCCATGCTCATGGCAGCACATGAGATAGCGAACCGCAGCTCATCTACCATCCTGAGCATTGATGAGGCTGATGCGGTGCAAGAGGTACAGGTGTACATCCTTGAATCCATACGCAAGTATGACCCCGAGTACAGGGACAAGGACGGTAATCGAGTGAAGCTTTGTACCTACGCATACAGTAGGGCTGAGCGTCTGGTGCAGGAATGGATACTTACCAACAGCAGACTGGTGCGTGTGCCTCGCTCCAAGATGGGGCGCATACTCACCGTGGTCAAGGCATACGAGATACTGGAGGATGATGCCATCAACCTGTACACACTGACAAGCGAGGCGAACAAGCTCCAAAGAGATAAGTGTGTCTTGACGGACACCAACACCTTCACGATTAAAGAGGTAGACGAACTCATCAAGATACTTATGAGCAACTACATCCACTTGGATCAACCCTTTAATCGGCACAACAAAGCCAACCCCACCACCATAGGTGAGATGATTAGCAACAATGAACCCTGTGTTACGGAGCTGATCCAAGCACAGGATAAGAAGGAGCAACTGCTTGAGCTATTGCATGACAACCTAGATGAAATAGAGTTCCAGATCATATCGCTTCGCTACTTCCACGACCCAGCGGATAGGGTGCCGAAGGCACTGAAGGAGATAGGCCCGCTGCTTGTGTCAGTGTACGGTGGTATGAACTACAGCAGGGAGAGCGTACGCAAGATCGAGAAGTCAGCAATGGATAAAATCAAAGCAAGATGGGAGATCAAAAGACTATGGAAGAATTGAATACCTTGTTGATAGTAGGACTGATTGGCTTCGGTGGTGGTGTGCTGGTGACAATAGCAATGGTGCTACTGTACATGGCCTACAACAACATCAACGTAGTAATGGACAGGCTAAAGGATAAGGAGGACGACGACAACGACGATGAAAGCTTCGTCATACCCATGAGTACATTGATGGGTGCTCCAGGCGGGGCAGGCGGTCAGAGGCTCAGCATGGCTGACCTTCAAGCTTACGCTGCAAGGATGGCAGCAGCGCCAGCACCGGCAGCACCGGATGACGACAAGAAACCAACGGGAGGTCAGTATCTCTAATGCCGTATATCACACAGGATGACAGACAGGAATACAATGGAGCGACAGATGAACTAGGCTTGATACTGGATGAGCATGGGTACAAGCCAGGGCATGTGACCTATGTACTCTTCATGATCCTGGCTCGATGGTTCAAGAACGATCCATGCTACAATACCATCGCCAGCATCAGAGGGTGCCTCGCCGGGCTACTCAGTGAGCTGGATCGACGGTACTTCTTCCCTTACGAGGACAAGAAGATCAAGGAGAATGGTGATGTTGACCTGACGTTCAACACGACAGTGTGGGAGGATGCGGAGCCTTGTGGGTTGGGTGGGTGTGTGATGTGCCCCGAAGGTAGCCTAGCAGACAAGACGCTGGAGGCACCAGAACTGGTGGATCCGGACGACCTAGACACAAGAGGAGGTGCATGATGGCACTACCCGAAGGCTACATACACAAGGCAACATCGGAGAACTTCACCCGGACACAGAAGGCAGTGGTCTACTACAGCAGGCTAGAGGATCTGTACTTGGTACAGGTGGAGGAAGAAGGAAGAATCATCAAGAGCCTGGGCACACTCACAGCAGGGGAGCTTGAGCTGGTCATCCATGCTGGCTCGGATGTACTGCATGACGCAAAAGTCTAGCTCGTTGAAGGCCGTGACAGCGTACATGAAGGCAGATGTACTGCTCACTATAGGTGACTGGACTATCGAGAAGCTGAGGAAGTCAGAGATCACAACGGGCTTCAAGTCACGCCGATGCTCGTACTACTCACTGGTCAAGCATGTGTGCTACCCTGATGATGTCGAAAAGAAGCGGAAGGAAGAGAAAGTGTGCGTGTATCAGGTGGTAGTGTACCCTGACGAAGACAGGGTAAACTGCTGGCGGTGCGCTGAGACAATACCTGAGGGTATCGTTGCGGTGTGGAAGTTTCAGAACTGGGAGCAACTACAATATGGCGGCTAAGAAGAGGACACGACGAGTACCCAAGAGGTTGAACACGCCCTTCCTCACCACTGGTGTCACTGCTATCAACAACGAGATCGCTGCTGCCTACGGCAAGGTGACAGCGAAGGACAAGAAGTATGGCACAGTGCCGAAGATCACACCCCAAGATGCGGAGGCTTGCTACCAGCAGTACAAAGGCAAGTGTGTGTTCTGTGATACCCGTCTGGCCTACCTGGGTAGAGCCAATGAGGCAGCAGCGAGGCTGATGTTCTATGTGCCGCTCAAGGTAGGCGGTGAGGCGAGGCTTGACAACCTCATCATCGTGTGTACCAGTTGCAAGCATGAGTACCGGGACACACGCAAGCTACGCCAGGATATTACAGGGCTGGATAGCTTCGCTGATGTGTGCGAGCAACTGTTCGAGGCGGTGATAGAGAACGCTGACTTCGGCAGGATCAAGCGGCTCAAGGCACGGCTGAACGACAGGCTATCTGACATAGCTACGTGCATGAGGTACGTCACCACCCCTGACTGGAAGCCGCAGCACTACGAGAAGCTGATCGAAGGGGAGAACACGATGGCTGAAGCGCTTGAGGACATGGGTAAGGGCAAGGATACGAAGGATGCTATCACCAACAAGGTGAAGCAAGTAGTCTCAACCAAGAAGTACAAGATCATAAGGGAGCCAACCGATGAGTAAGACTGGAACTGTTATACACAAGCCGAGTAAGTTCAAGATGCGACCCCGACCGAAGAAACCTACCGAGCCCCGCACCATCACCTTTCAGGTGGGGAGTTACGTCACCCTTGGGTACATGAATGAGTGCGTTGAGAAGTTCAAGGCAGAGAACCCTGATCGCAGCGAACGAGAGATCATGCTGTCGGTAGAGACAATGGAGTGTTGGCGAGAAGACTACACCATCATCTTGAGTGCGCCACCCCAATCTCAACGGAACTACGAGGCCAAGCTGAATGAGTACAAGCTGGAACTCAAGGCGTACAAATCGTGGCAGAAGGCGCATGAGAAAGAGATCGACAAGCACAAGATCAAGGAGAAGAAGGCAGCAGCCAAGCGTAGGCTGAACCGGACATTGGAGAGACTGAGTAAAGAGATAGAGAAGGTAGAGGCTAAGCTGGTCAAGTCATGAGAGGTCGGCGCCCAGTGCCCCTCACTGATATGCACCCGAGGTCAAGGAAGATGTACAAAGAAGGCGACTTGAAGACAGAGAGTCAAGAGGCCAAAGAGTACACACAAAGTGGCGGTGGTACTCCCATAATCCAAGGTGACTGGAAGCTGAACGTCCACAAAATCAGAGAAAATCGTCTAGGTTATAGGCGGTACCACAAACACGGCAAGCGGTGGTACTGTGTGATATCTGCTCTAGCATCACGGGGTGAACTACGCCCCGGGCAGAAAGATCCTCAGTGGAAGTGCGGGCACTGTAGCGAGCCTGTGCCTGATGAGATGGAAGGATACGTCAACCTAGCGGAGTGGGCCACTGATGCTAACGCTTGAAGAGATCTTTGTAAATCACAACAACCAAGGCGAGTCAGTAGAGAGGGTTGTCCTGTTTGAAGAAGAGGCTTGGTGTATCTACGAGAGGATACCGGAAGGAATGGACGAGAGGTTCCACCTGATACACCGATGCGCGGTGAATGTGAAGGCAGTATTCACGGGTGAATATCCTCATGATTATAAGGGCATGACAACTCCCAAGTGCCGTGGATGTAATGCAGTGCCGTCTGATGATATCCTAGGGCTACTCAAGCTACATAAATGGGGAATGGGGGACGACGAACGCTATGATTATTGAGTTCGACAACACCGTAGCTCTGGTCAAGCCAGAGGATGACGGTGAGCTGGAGATGTACGCTCGGGTACGGGATGCGATCAAGACGATGGCTCCCGGTGCCCGGTACATGAGGCAGCACAAGCTATGGCTCTCGTCCAACGGAACTAGGGGATGGGATGGAAAGACTAGCATCATGAGCAAGCCACACCCCAGCAGTGGCAGCGGATTCTTCCCAACAGGGCTGCTGCCTTACGTCCATTCAGAGCTAGCGATGCTGGCGAATATAAGGTTCACCCTCAAAGATCTACGGCACAGGCCACCGATGCCGAACTACAACTACACTGTACCTCTGTTTGAATACCAAGCGAGAGCCTTCCTTCAGGCGGTAGGTAACTACAAATTCATGGGCACCAGCGCTGGATTCCACTGGCCCCATGGTGTCCTTCAGATAGCCACAGGTGGTGGTAAGACAGAGCTGGCCGTGGCTATGTGTCAAGCGATACCTGTACCCACCATGTTCATCGTCCACCGCAAACACCTCGTCACCCAGGCCAAGGATCGGTTCGCCAAGTATGGTATCACGGCAGGACAGATTGGGGACGGGGTGTTTGACCCTGACCCTACGGGTGTCACCGTGGCTACAGTGCAGACACTAGACAGGCTGTTCAAAGAGGGAGACAACGAGAAGATCAAGCAGTTCCTTGGAGCAGAGCAAGTCTTCTTCGATGAGGCCCACCTCGCAGCCAGCAAGATAGCAGTGGGCAACCAGCTAGTAGCGGTGGCTCGGCAGTTCCGCAGGGCGTACTACCGCTGGGGCCTGACAGCTACGCCCTTCATGAAGGATGAGTACAGCAACCAGCTCTTGATGGGCTGCACTGGTGACAGGCTGGCGCATATCAGCAACGACGACCTCATCAAGTCCAAGCACCTTGTGCCACCTAGAGTGGTGATAATTGAGATGCCCGATGTTGGAAAGCCCTACGGCTGGCCCGAATGTTACGACAGCGGGATCATACTGAATCAGACACGGAACAAGAGGATCATAGATGAGCTAGCCGCCTGCCCCAAGCCTGCGATGGTGATGTGTACTAGATTGTCACACGCAAAAGCCCTCCATAAACGTGCGGAAAGAAAGGGGATAACGCTTCCTGCGGTTCAGTGTGGGGAAACAAAGAACAAGGATAGGACACGGGTGATAGCTGACTTGCAATCCGGAAAGGAAAAAGCTATAATTGCGACAACCATCTATGATGAAGGGGTGGACATACCCAACCTCCGCACCATCATCCTAGCAGGGGGCGGGAAGTCCACGATAGCCCAGCTTCAGCGGCTGGGCCGAGGGCTACGCACCCACCGAGGCAAGTACGAGGTGTTGGTCATCGACTTTGATGACCAGACAGGCAAGGTACTGAAGAGGCACAGCAGGGCACGCCGCAAGGTGTGGAAAGATGAAGGGTTCACAGTCGAGGAGAAGAAATGACATTGATTGAGGATAGCGGCTGGAGGTTGTGGGTGTCCAAAGGGTGGACATCCAACTACTACTACATATCTCACCCGGAGTGTTCTAGTGACCCAACAATCAATCCGTCGTGTGGTATGGTGGCCGTCGGTGCCGTCATCAGGCAGAAAAACCCCTCATGCTATCGGTGTTATAGAATGCCACCATCAGAAATGCTGGGCATGATTGCCCTAATAGAGTGGAAGAGGTAACGATGAGCCTACTTAGCAATGCAAAAACCAATGCCAAGACCAAGAAGATGTTGGATGAGTTCGGGTACGAGGCGGTGATCCACTACATGGCACCAGATGTGGTGGCGGATGGCAAGCACACCGTGTGTCCTCACGCCACGCCAGGGTGCCGTGACTCTTGCCTGTACACAGCAGGCAGGGGTGCCATGCGTATGGTGCAGAATTCTCGCAAGAGAAAGACACTGGAATTCCTCAAGGATCGACAGGGGTATGCAGATAGGCTGACCGCAGAGCTGGTCAACCTTGAGGCCCGTGCCCTGAAGAAAGGGTACACCCCTGTAGCTAGGCTGAACGGTACGAGTGACATACAATGGGAGGATTACATAGACATGGAAGCCCTCCCCAACATCCAGTTCTACGACTACACCAAGAACTGGGAGAGGATGCAGCGGTACATCCGAGATGGGTTGCCTGACAACTACCACCTGACGTACAGCTACAATGAGAGGATTCTGTTCGCTGAGATGTACTTCGTCAAGGGCAAAGGGCACAACATGGCCGTGGTATTCAGGGACAAGCTGCCCGACAAGTACATGGGGATCGAGGTCATCTCTGGTATGGAGCATGACTTCAGGTTCCGTGACAAGAATGGCTGCATCATAGGGCTGCTGGCCCGAGGCAAGGCCAAGACAGACGACACTGGGTTCGTGGTAGGAGACACACAATGAAACGGACACGACCTACATGGAAGACAGCCATCAAGCGGAGGCAGGTGAGCCTGCCTATCAGGAAGCACCTCATGAGGGAGCTAACCGACCCTTGCAAGAGGGTACTAGACTACGGGTGTGGTAGAGGCTACGACGCCGACCGCCTTGGCATGTTCAAGTACGACCCTCACTTCTCTCCGGAGGCACCGGAGGGTAAGTTCGATTACATCTACTGTGGGTACGTGCTGAATGTACTCACCCAGAGTGAAGGACGCCAGATCATCAAGGAGATCCAGTCCCTTCTCACCCCAAGGGGCGTTGCCTACGTGGCAGTGCGCCGAGACATGAAGCCAGACAACCCCAACCAGAGGAAGGTAGTGCTCGATGGTGAGGTGATATCCTACCACGACAACAGCAGGTACGCACTGTACTATTTCTGGTCAGACAGTGAGGTCAAGGTAAAGTGAGCAAGCCCACGTTCAAGAAGTTCAAAGCAAAGGTACTCAAGCCGTGCACCAAGACAGTGGAAGAGAAGATCCGTGCACACAAGGGGCCTTTCAAGCCCATGAAACCATACACTGCGAACACACCGAAGGACATCTACTACCCGGTGTGGTGCACCCCCAAGATAGATGGCATCCGGAGCGTGATCCGAAGGAACGGTACGCCTCTGGCATACAGCATGAAGCAGATCCCCAACCTCCACATACGCTACGTACTAGAGAACTACGATGTGAATGGGTTGGATGGTGAGCTGCACATCAACGGTGCCAAGACATTCGGTGAGTCGTCTGGCCCCATCATGAGGGTGAACGGTGACCCTGACTTCACCTACTACGTGTTCGACAAGTTCGATCACGAAGGTAGGTACCTTGACAGGGTAGCTGAGCTGGACAACCTGCCCAAGCCACGTCCTCCGTGCATCAAGATCGTCAAGCCCGTGCTGGTGACGGATGAGGCAGGGTTCATCAAGTACTGGAACAAGTGCGTGAACGATGGGTTCGAAGGGGTGATAGCTCGGAGGAACTGGAGCTACAAGTATGGGCGCAGCACTAGCAGCCCCAGCGGGTGTGGCATGGCGAAGTACAAGAACTTCCAAGATGATGAGGCTGAGATCATTGGCTTCGTTGAGATGTGTACCAACACCAACCCCAAGACAACCAACCTACACGGTAGGTCAGAACGGGGTAGCTCCAAGAGTGGCAAAGTACCCAACGGGCACCTAGGTAAGTGGCTGTGTAGGGATCTGAAAACAGGTATCGAGTTCTCCTGCGGTACCATGAAGGGGATCACGATGAAAACACGCAAGGAATGGTGGAGCAACCGACAGATCTACATGGGGTGGGTCATCAAGTACAAGCATCAACCCTCTGGGCCGACAGAGAAGCCCAGGTTCCCCACATTCCTGGGGTTCAGACACAAGGACGACATGTAATGAGTTGCTTTTGGGGACACGATTGGTCAAACTGGAGTAACATATACCAGACAGCCATAAGGGGAGGCGGGGTCTGGGATATGCAGAAGCGGACATGTAGTAAGTGTAACAAGGTAGACGAGAGGGTCGTCTGACCTACACCTAAGTACCACATTCGCTCGAATTGAGAGGTGAGACATGCACAAGTACAAGTTCGATGCAGATGAGGTGATGTTCACAGCCGACACACACTTCGGCCACGACAACATCATCAAGTTCTGTGCCCGCCCCTTCCGGGACGTCAACCACATGGACGAGGTGCTGCTGGAGAACTGGAATGAGGTAGTGGACGAGGATCAGGTGGTGTTCCACCTCGGTGACTTCTCATTCAAGGGCAAGCGGAACATTCCCAACATACTGGAGAGGCTGAACGGTAGCATCGTGCTGATCCAAGGGAACCATGACAGACCGAGTGATCTCAAGCACTTCAAGAACGTACATGACATCGCCGAGGTGGAGATCGGCGGCCAGCGCATCGTCATGTGCCACTACGCCATGAACACATGGAACCACAGCTTCAGGGGGGCGTGGCAGATCCACGGCCACAGCCACGGTACACTCACACCCAACTACGACAGGAAGATCTGTGATATTGGTGTAGATTCATGGGGTTACAAGCCTGTGACATTCCACCAGCTACAGGCACAGATGAGGATGCACGGTAGAGAAACGGTAGATGACCTGAACAACGGGTTCACCACCACATACGGGAAGGAGGCAGACCTACTGGCTACACCTAAATAGTTCATTCGCTCGATTTCACGGGCATGAAACGTGCCACATTGGGGACATATTACACCCCGGCACAAGGAGGAAGCATGAAGTTCAATGAAGCGGCGTTCATCTACGCCCTAGCATCCCGACCTGAGGATGCACGTAAGTTTGCGACAACGTTCAAGCCAGCGTGGCTGAACACGGCAGAGTACGTACCTATCCTGGCTGAGCTGTTCGCTTTCACAAGGGAGCATGGTGAGTCACCCTCCATTGCCACACTACACACGGTGTTCAAGGACAAGGATGAGGAAGCGTACAACCTGAGGTATCAAGGCGCACTCGACAGCATCACTGATGTCATACCCGACCGCTCGACCCAGATCTACACGCTGGGTAAGGCAAGGGACACAGGGGTGGTGCGAGACTTCCAAGAACTGAGCGCAGACCAAGGCTTCTTGAAGAAGCAGGCTGACCTTGAGGGTGGTGACGTGCTCAAGGTACTGCACACGTTCTTCAACAAGCATGGGCTACAGAGTGAGGATCGCACGATGGATGTGAGGGAGGCCATCGACCACCTCATTGACAGCCACGGGTTCACACCGGAGCTGATCCGGGTACCCTGTGGCATCAAGACCATCGACAAGTGGACAGGTGGTGGGCTGCGGACGAAGCAGCTCGGTATCATCATGGCCCCAACAGGGGAAGGCAAGTCCAGCATGTTGGTGAACATGGCGCACAAGATGGCAGCACTGGAGGCACGCCGGGTATGGCTGGTCACCAATGAGCTGTCGTTGGAGGAGCAGACAGAACGTGTGTTGTCCAAGATCACAGGCGTCGAGGTGCAGAAGATCATTGACGACCCAGGTATGGGGTACACGGATGAACTAGATAGGCAGTGGACCCAGAACGATCTCCATGAGAAGCTCCGGATTACTGAGGTGAACCGGGAGGTTAGCGTGGATGATCTCGAATCAGAGATGATGAAGTGGGTCAACCTACTGGGCTGGAAGCCTGACGTGCTGGTGTTGGACTTCATCGAGAGGATGCGCCCGTGTGATAGCGGGTACAGTAGGGATAGGGTATGGGATTGGCTGGGTGCAATCAGCCGTGATCTCTCCCGCTTCGCCAAGCGCCACAACATACTGGTATGGACAGCAGCGCAGACCAATCGGTCTGGGTTCGGGAGGGATCCGAAGAAGCGGGATCCTCTCAGCCTGGAGATGGCGCAGGGTTCGGTCAAGCACCTGCAAGAGGCAGCGTCCATCATCGGGATGAGGCAACAGGAGATATCTGATAATGAGATCGTAATGGAGATGGTTGATCTGAAGCAGAGGTTCTCCAAGCGGAGCAAGCGGAGTGTGTTCCTTGAGGTAGACCTCAGCAGGATGCAGATCACGAATAACGAAGTAGAAATGGACACTTGCGAGGTTGATGAGGGGCCGAAGAAGCGTGCCTATACACCTGAAGAGAAGCAGGCACAGCGGAAAGAGAAGGCACAGCGGCAGGCTGATCGGATGTAGGTTGCAATTGTTTTCAGAATAAGCTATAATGATGTAGAGATTAGGGAGTCTCTCATGGAGGGAGGCACCCAAACAAAGGGAGGCATGATATGAGCGGACTTAGGTTCTCGCCCCGGTGGGCACTCTCGCCTAGAGTAAGGGTGACTCCATCATCCTGGCTCGAAAAGAGTAATACCTGTCCAACACGCCCAGAGGGCACAATAAAAGGCTTACGACAACATAAACATAAACAACAAGAACGACGAGAGCAACTGCAACGGCAGTGGTTCCTTCTCCCCTTGAGGGAGAGAGTTCTTATACTGTACTCAGTACAGAACCCCCTGAGGGGCTGGTGCAAGGCGGCAAGCCGACCCAGCTACACCAAACCTCAGGGATCATCTACTAGCAGGGGCCGAGGCGTGGCCGTGTTGGACCCTGCTCACCGGCCCACTCATGCATCAGGTTATTCGCCTTTCCTGGCTCTCGCATGAGTGGGCCTTCTGTTCTACAAATCATTACTCCGATCACGAACTATGTCCCAGGCAAAGGAGCCGATGTGACTATCACATGGATGGATAAGGAATACTCAGACCAATTCACCTACTACAAGGAGGTAGTACTCACCATGCCAGAGGAGGATGGTGTCCTCCTAGGAGCACAGAC